CCTACACCTGATGGTATATTTACATCTGCTGTTGCTGTAAGATTAATGTTATTACCTGTAATGGTTAAATCTGTTCCGTCACCCTCAATCTTTTCTCCATCATCACCGAATGTCAATCCAATGTTTGCAGGAATATTAATATCTGCACCTGAAACTAAATTAAGGTCAGTACCATCACCATGTATATATTCTCCACCTTCATCATTAAAGTATAATCTTTTTGTACCATCAATAACTACATCATCACTAAATTTAAAATGGTCTTCATCTTCCATCCAAGTAAGAACACCATCATTTGTTTCACCATCAAATGTTACAGCAATATCTGTACCTGCTGTGCCATCACCTATTGTAATAGCAGTTCCAAGTAACTTAGTAATAGGTCCACCTTCTGCTGTTGTACCATCATGTGTATGACCTGTACCTGAAGCAAAAGCAGCTAGTAATTGATTAAATTCATCATTACTGTGTGCTGCTGTAATTGTATCTCCATCAGAGTATGTGGATTGTCTTGTATAGGTTGCTCCCATGTTATCTCCTTGCTCCTACATCAAATTCTAATTGAAATCCTTTTAGTGCGTATGGAAGTGAAACAGCATTATCCACAATTTTTAATGCTATTGCAAACCCACTTCCTTCTATTGGTTGTCTTGTAAGTGGTGTAGATTGACCACCATATGTTGAAGTATTGTATGTAGCTGTTCCATATATTGCTACAACTTTTGAACTGTCAAACGGATATGCTGCAGGATTTGCAACATCAGGTGAATCATAATCATATCTTAAAAATAAATCTGTATTTAAAGCACCTTCAGGTGAATAGTTTATAATTGCACGTTGAAAGTTTTTTCTAATTCCTGCATCACCCATTGTTAAGTTAGGTGAACGATACTTTCCTATTATAGTTGTGCTATCAAACTGTGAACCTTGTTCTTGTCTAAACACATAAGAGTTAGCATTAAATCCACCATGTAAAATAACAGAGTCGCCTGAAACGATTGATGTATCTGTACAGTTTGGTTGTATTCCTTTTAGTTCACTAAACTCATAACCACTGTCTTTACGAACACATATTATACCTTTTGTGTTTGCTTCTGTCAAGTCTGAATTTGCAAAGAATATTCTATACTGTGTTTTTTCAGGAATAACTAAACTTACAAATTCATCTACATCTGTTTCACTTGAGAATAAACTTTGAACAGGTCTACTAATTGTTCCTAATTCTACGTCACCAATTCTAGCTGTTGCTGCTACAGTTCTTAAACCATCTTTACTTAGAAAGATTAAATCCCCTGCAAATTCTTGAATTGTAAATCCATTTACACATCCTATATTTCTAGTGATTGGTGTTATTGCAAAGTTAGAACTACTTGTTCCTGTTAATTGAAATATCCTACTTTCACAAAATATAAATAACCCATCACGAAATACTTTTAATCCTGTAATATCATCATCAACTTTTATACTTCCTGCACCATCTGACGTATCAAAATCATCTTCATCAAAAGGTTCACTAAAAACTATTTCTTGTGGTGTGCTTGCCATACCTGCATAAAACATATGGTCTTTAAATGCAACTACAAACTTAGCACCTGTTACTGCTGTTGATACTTCACCAGTACCTGCTGACGTTACATCTGTTGCAGCAAATGACGTATTAAATACTGTTGGTGCATTTGCTTGGTCAGCTACAATTATCTTATCATTACCATCAAAGTTAAACTTTTCAAATGTATAGCGTTTTGCGTTTGACCTACCATTATCTCTTTCTGTCCAACTACTGCCACCCACATCTGCTGAGAATATCTTTTCTCCTCTTGCTGCCATAACTTTTCCTGCAAAAGAAGTAACCATTAAAACATCTTCTGTACTAGCAGAAGTTTGAGGTACAATCGCAGTTACATATTTACTAAATCCATTTATCCTTCTATATCCACCTGTAACAGAAGGCTCAAAGTTTTCTAACTCTAATGCCATTCCCGGTTGCATTGAAAAAGGTGATTGGTCTAAAACTAAACCACCTTGCAATGGAAAGGTAAATGGGCTAAGTTGAGATTCATCAGCCATTGATTACCCCTAATACTTACCAATAGATGTACCATAATATTGTGAACGTGGAATATAAGTTGACCTAATATAACTAACATTTCTATTTAATAATAAAGATTGCATTTGTTTAATACCTTCTTCAAATCTTGCAAAGTTAATTCCATATTGTTGTGCTTCACCTCTATATTGATAACCATACGCTGTTGCACCATCTACAATAACTTGTCTAAATTGTTCAGGTATAGATGGAACATCTGTTGCAGCACTTAATGCTGTTGGTTTTGAAAATGCATCATACTTTAATGTATATGCTTTATCAGGATATGGATATAAACCATAATTATTATCAGGAGTTCTAAATACATATAAAGGAACACCTCCCACATTACTTGTGCTTTCTTGGTCTATAAACTTATCTACGTATTCTTTATAATCTAATATTCTTAAACTAACACCATCAACACCTAAACTATCACTTTTTTCTATTCTAAATGTTTCAAAATCTGTATGATATATAGAACTAGATATTGTATATCGTGTTGTACTTGCTACCAAAGTTTCTGTTTGTAAAGAATGACTAAATGACCATCCAAACTCTCTTTGATAAATATAATTAATAGCATCATTTACTGCATTTTTACATTGAATTTGAAAACCTCTAGCATTTCCAAAACCACTAGAGGTGAGTTCCACTTCATTAAAACGATTTAGTACCTCGTTTGTAACATCTAAATATGTATATGCCATTAATAAAAATCCTTTAAAAGAGGGAACAAGCTATCCCTGCTCCCCCTTACTTTGAAGAGTTACGCTTAGTCTAATGTATCTCTGTCAACTTCATCAGCACTTAATGTGCCAGTATCGTCAACATCCATACAGACTGCGAAACATCTGACCTTACCACCTGTGGTAGTTCCTGTCATAGCTTGAAGCAAGATATCAATAGTATCTGCTGTTCCACCAACCATAACTGGAGTTTGACCTGCTTTAAAAGCATAGTCACCTACAGATGCACCATCAAAATCAAAACCATCTACAAAGTTATCAACATCACCACCTGTGACACCAAAGTCAAAAGCTGTGTCTGTTGAAGTACCTGCGTGTGCTTCTGTTACTTCAAATCCTGCTGTCATAATCATAGTGTTAGCTGGAATTGTAAGTGCAGTAATCACATCAGATGCTGCTAGTGCTGTACCTTTTGAAGATGCAGCAGTTGCGAAGTTGATTTCGTTTTGAATTAGATAAGGTTGTCTTCCTCTAGCTGAGTTTCCTCTAGCTGAATTTGCTAAAGCTACTGTTGCCATAGTTGTCCTCCCTTATGCTAAGTGATATCTGGCAGTTACTATCGCTTCAGGTCGTAGTATCTTTCTGCCATATAGATGCATACCACGAACAATGTCAGCAAAGCTGTCAGGG